AAGAATATGACGAGGCAGTTAAGAATATGCCCAAGAATATTCCCTGGGAAATGCTTACTGTCTATGAGACAGAAGATGGAACAACAGGTTCACAAGAGTTAAGTTGTGTTGCAGGTGCATGTGAAATAGTTGATATTGGAGAAGTTGCAACAGTCAGTTAGTCTCCTGATATAATAAAATAGGGAGAAACATGACTCAAAACATCTTCAATCTTTATTCTGCAGAAGCATTTTCTCAGCACCCCATGGCCTTGTGGAGTCTTGATGATGATTTTTCATATCTGTCACTAATATCTGCAAGTCCCATCTACAATGTTGTAGGAGGCTCTTCTGCTAGCGTTGCAAACCCACCTACAGAAAAGCCACAGGAAACAGTAGGCATTGCTGATGTATTCTTGGAGATTGATAGCTTTGCTGGTTCTGCTTCTGCAACAACTATTACAACACAGACTTTTATAACTCCTGATGATGTAGATACAGACATTCCAACGGTATGCATAAATGCATTTATTTATACATATGATACCGATATATCCGAATTGCAAATAGGGTTTCAATATGGTGGAAATACTTACACAAAGACTTATGAGAATCTAACAAAAAATGCCTGGACAAGAATTTATCATACTATGGATCTACCATCGTCAGGAACAATGACTCCCTATCTTAATGTTGTTCACACGGGATCAGAAAAAACATATTCTCTTTACCAATTTTCTGTAGGACAATGGTCAGAACAATTTAATCATGAAACACAGGGAACTGTCCCTATACCCTTTACATCAATAACGGCATCGGCAGATCTTAACTTTGCAATAGGCGGTACTCTTTCTGCATCACCATCACTATTTGATACAACTATATCTGATGCATATGGATTGTCTGACGAATATCGTGGATATTATTTTATAGAAGACAATAAGATGCTTGCAAAGAATACCAAGCTTCCAATGGTCTTTGGCTCTGGAGACATTACAGAAATATATTCGTCATCATATAACATGCCTTCAATAGTATTTCCAGGCCGTGGATTTTTGCACAATGATGGTAAATATAAAGAAATGACAGCAGAGTTCTGGTTAAAAATATATCCAGAGGTAACATCGAAAACAAAAATATTTGGTCCAGTAGCAAGTAACGATGGTTTGTATGTTGATAAAGAATTTATTATTTTAAGAATTGGTCCATACGAAAAATCTTACTATGTAGGAAAATGGTACAGGCCAATGCTTATTGATATTAGATACACAGAAATATACATGAGCGTTCTTATAAATGGAGACTTAGTTATTGAGCAAAATCTTATATCTAGAGATGTTGATTTTCCAGAATCTGGTGCCCTCAGTAATGACTGGGTAGGATTTTATAGTACATCAGAAATTAAAAAATTTGAAATAGACTGCTTGGCAATATATCCATATGTTGTTCAAGAACAACTTGCTAAAAAGAAGTTCGTATATGGTCAAGGCGTTGGCCCTGCAAATGAAGTAACAAGAAAGTTTGGTTCTACATCCGTTCCTATTGATTTTTCATTTGCCAAATATTCTCATAATCTTATATACCCAGACATGACAAAGTGGTTTGCTGGATTTTATTCGAATATAAATGCTGATTCAAAGTTTATTACTCTTCCTACATATGATTTGCCAGAGATTAGATACTTTGGTCAGGATTTAACAGCATTTAATGTTGATAGGCAAAGAAGAAGTTGGCAGGGAATTAGAAGTAGAACATGGTATCAATGGCTTTCAAGTGTTTGGCGACAGCTATCTTCTGCAAGAGAAATTGAACCATTATTTGATAACTTTACTTTCCAAGAAGATAGGGAAGATGACTTTTATATTAAACTAAAGCCAATTAGTACATACAACAATGTCTATGGAGCAATAGTATTTGATTCATTAAATATTCTTTCAGACCCCATCAATTCCTTGTTTGGATTGTTTTCTTTAAACACATCAGAACTTACAGAAATTGATTCTGGAACTGAAGCAACAATTATGCACTTTAAAAACAATGCTACGGGAGATATCTTCAAAATTATATTTGATGACTCAGACAGCAAAATAAAGTATATTTATAACACAACAACAATCAAAAGTTTTGACTTTACCCCAGGGGCAGCAGATACGCATTTCATTGCTGGAATAAAAATTGACACACTATCAACATCGTATGCTGCAATAATTAAAAAGTTTTTCTCTGTTCCACAAAACATTAGATTAAATGTCGGTGGAAATGAAGAAGATCAGTTTCCAGGAAAAATCTATAGAATGACTTTTAATAATAAATTCTTTACCAGAAAAGATCTTTCCACATATTTTGATAGCCAGGGTGTAGGATATTATGATGACTCTATTCAGCTATCTTTAAGCGATGAACCATTTGATTATGTTGGAAACTATACCATGTTGTTTAAAAAGGCAAACAACTCCTTAATTATGGACGTTGCATGTTCTGGTTACTGGGAAGATTCTATTCCTCTTTCTGCTCTAGGAACATATGTATTAAACTCAAATGGTCAAAGAGAGAGCTACGATCTAGACTTTTTACAATTCAATATTGATTATCCAACATCAATAGTTGCACAAGACTCTTTCGATTCTCAAGAAAATTTAAAAACTTATGTAACGCTACAAAACTATGAAGACGTAGGCAAGGTGTCATATTCAAATTACACAGTAACTAAGAATCTAGATTCTAATAGGTATGTTGATTTTGAAAATATTTCATCAAATATTGATATTACAAAATTTAATGTGGTAAACGATACTATAATTTTTGCTCCTAAAAATATTATTGATTTTAACAATGCACACATAACTATTCATATGGAATTAAAGTCCCCAGGAATAAATACATCTCCTGTAACAATACAAAGAATGTCTATTGCTTCCCTAGCATATGATGAAGCATCACTATATCCAATAACAACTTCTACGGGAAACAATCTATATCCATTTAGTAGAGAAGGAATATCTTATATAAATAAGGCAAAAAATCCATATTTAATTTATAAAGATTCAACACCGTATCTTTATTTGACAGGAGACTCTGGAATACAAACTATTCCTTATCCAACACTAGAAGATACCGCATCAGAATCATTTAGAAGAGGAATATCAATACCACTCAATCAAGACAGAAAATCAGACTATTCTATGCACGGAATTCATATGTGGTCATTCTATAATAAGGCAAAGCAGTTTAGCTCAAGAGAAAGAATGCTTTCCATTTCCTATCAAGATACTAGGTACGACCTTTACATAGAACCAGAAACAGGTGGCAAAAGAGCAAAACTTGTTCCGTATCTTTACGGACTACTTTCCGATACGTTAACAGAAGAACTCGTAATGTATCAAAATGGTATTAAGCAAGATGTTTATATAGAGCCACTAACTTGGTCGCTTATCACAATACGTTTTGAAAATCCAGTAACACTTGATGCAATTAGAGGTCAATTAGAAATCTACCCTGGAACCTTATTTAATAATATAACGGTATTTGAAAGATCAATTTTAAGAAAAGTTGACGATGTTTTTGAATCTCATTTAGGATTATCAAACATAGTTGCTCAGGACTCCTCCACTTTATCTGTAAATTTTGAAGAAGTAAGTGTATATAGTGACATTAAGTGGACAACATTTAGCGGAAAACCCGTTTAATATGGTACAATTAGTGTCATGAATATGCCTCAACCCCGAATAACTGTCATTGACAAGCAGGGTGACGACGGTATATATGTCTGGAGAACACCAGAAGGAAAAATAGTGGGCGATGGAAATGGTAATATCATGAATATTCCAGCCCGTCGTGGTGATATTACTGCTATTTCAAAAATAACTAAGGCTGCTGCTCACTACGGATTTTCTGAGGGTGAAGCAGTATTTAGAGCAGGACAAAGAAGAATTACAGAAGAAGAGTATTCTGAGCAAGTCGATAGAATGAGAGAAGGATTCATTCCTAGCGAAACAGACTTAGGTGCTTGGTATGATGCAGAAAAGGGACTAAAAGCACATGGCGAATGATGATTATGAGGGTAGGGCAAGAATTGATAGCCCTCAATCTAATAAGATAACAAAGTACGATCCATTCAATGCTGACGCAGAAACAGTAAAGTCTTATACTGGGCTTCATCCTAATTTTAAGCGTCGCGTTTCTAGACTAAATAAAGTTTGGACGGGACAAGATGGGGCAAAGTCAAAGCAACTAATTCCAGATATGGACATTACAACTGCCTATGGACTTTTTGATGTTATTGTTCCACCTTACAATCTTGATGAACTTGCTAATTTTTATGAGACAAACTTTGCTAATCACGCAGCAGTAAATGCCAAAGTTTCCAACATCGTTGGTCTTGGATATCATTTGGATGCAACACCAGTTCTTATGGATAGAATTGAAGATGCTGGAAATGATGATCAAAGAATGCGTGCTCAAAGAAAAGCAGATAGAGCAAAAGCCATGGTTATGGAATGGCTTGAAGATCTAAATGACGAAGATACTTTGACACATGTTCTTGAAAAAGCTTTTACTGATTATGAGGCAACAGGAAATGGATATATTGAGGTAGGAAGAACAACATCTGGAGAGATAGGATACATTGGTCATATTCCTGCAACAACTATTCGCGTTAGAAGAGAACGTGACGGATATATTCAGGTGGTAAATCAAAGAACGGTATTCTTTAGAAATTTTCAGGATGTAAAAACACCAAACAATGTAACAACAGATCCACGACCAAATGAACTAATTCATATTAAGAAATATACTCCTCGTAATAGTTATTATGGTGTTCCAGATATTTTGGCTGCTTCTACATCGCTAGTTGGCGACACACTTGCTGGTCGATATAACATTGATTACTTTGAGAACAAGGCTGTGCCACGATACATTGTTACCCTCAAAGGTGCAAAACTTAGCGTGGATGCAGAAGACAAGCTTTTTAGATTTTTACAATCAGGACTTAAGGGCCAAAACCATAGAACACTCTACATCCCCCTTCCTGGAGATACAGGAGACAACAAGGTAGAGTTTAATATGGAGCCAATTGAAAATGGTGTACAAGAAGGCTCCTTTGAAAAGTATCGTAAGTCTAATCGTGAAGATATTCTTATGGCTCATC